CCCTGCTGCAGCTTTTAAGTTAGTTGATATCATGAATAGTGATGCTCCTATACCACAGGTCAGCAATAAGCTGACTGCTGCCCAGACTATATTAGATAGAGTAGGTGTATCGAAGAGTGATAAGTTAGATGTAACTCATTCAACTGGAGGAGGTATCTTTATACTTCCTGAGAAAGCACCTATCGAAGTACAAGCAGAGGATGTAGAGTATGCCACCGAAGAAGAAGAGTAAATCCACAGTAAATAAAGCAGGTAACTATACTAAGCCTACAATGCGTAAGAGATTGTTTAATAAAATTAAAGCAGGAAGCAAAGGTGGTAAAGCAGGACAATGGAGTGCTAGAAAAGCACAGATGTTAGCAAAACAATATAAGGCAGCAGGTGGAGGATACAAGTAATGGCACTTAAAAAATCACAAAAGTCTTTAAAGCGTTGGACTAAACAGAAATGGAGAACTGCTAGTGGAAAGAAGTCTTCAGAAACTGGAGAGGTTTATGCACCTGCAAAGACTATTAAGAAACTTAAATCTACTGCAGCCGGTAAAAAGAAACTAGCAGCAGCTAATAAAAAGAAACGAGCAGCTACAAAGAAAGGTAAGCAACACGCTAAACATGGACTACATAAAGGAAAGAAACGATGAGAGAAGAGTATAAGAAAGGTGGGAAAGCTAAAGACTCACGTTTAAAACGAGCAGGAGTATCAGGCTACAATAAACCTAAACGTACTCCTAACCATCCTAAGAAGTCGCACATAGTTGTGGCTAAAGAAGGATCAAAGATTAAGACTATAAGGTTTGGACAGAAAGGTGCAAAGACTGCAGGGAAACCTAAAGCAGGAGAGTCTGCTAAGATGAAAGCAAAGCGTAAAAGCTTCAAGGCTAGACATGGTAAGAACATAGCTAAAGGAAAGATGTCAGCAGCTTATTGGGCTGATAAGGTTAAGTGGTAGTATGGAAAGGAAAGGAGCACAACTAGGCACACCTGAGAAACCAGTATTGATGTCTAGTAAAAAGAATAAAGGCAGAGTAGGTAAAGGTTCTAGGTTAAGACCCCTATCTGTATCGAAACAAGAATTTGATAACAACTGGGATAAGATATTTAATAAGTAATGGCATATTCACAACAAGTACTTGACAGGTTTAATAGTGTACTTAACGAACCTGAGAAACATGCAGTAGGTAGGTTTGATCCTACAGACCCTAACGTAGCTACAGGGATGACAGGTGCACCGGCTTGTGGTGATGTCATGAGACTACAGCTTAAACTAGATGGGGACTTAATAGAAGACGTTAAGTTTAAAACCTATGGTTGTGGTAGTGCTATAGCATCATCAACTTTGTTTGTTGATATGCTTAAGGGTAAAACAATACAAGAAGCAAAGCTTATTAAAGATAAAGATATTGCAGAAGCATTAGAGTTACCACCAATAAAGTTACATTGTTCTGTTCTTGCAGAAGATAGTATATCTAAAGCAATAGAAGATTGGGAAACAAAGACAGCTTATAGAAAGCACAATCAATAATGAAAGAAGGATATATAAAAAGAAAAACATCAACAGTTCCTTTTGGTTATGAAACAAGCGAAGTAGATGGTTACTTCAAACCAGTACCTGATCAAATAGAAGCATTAGAAGTAGCAGAAGACTTAGTCGCAGGGGAGTCTATAAGCCTTCGTGATGCATGTGACTGGATAGAATTTAAAACTCATCGTAGCATTACACCGGCAGGATTAAAGAAACACATAGATAAAAAGTATGGAAAACGACAACAACGACTTGAAAGATTGGGAAGAGAATCCACATCTTTACTTGACAGATTCTAACGGGGGCTTTATACTAAAGAATGATGGTACTCCTCGTAAGAAAGGGGGAAGACCTCAAGGTAGTAAGTCTAACTATGGATATTCTAATGAACAAAAAACAAAACAAGCAGCAAGACGCTCAGTCTCAGCTAAACAAAAAGCAATTAAAAAGATTGAAAAGCAACTTGAATCAAAGAGAAAAGCTCTTAGACAAACGACTGATATCCTCGGTAAACTCGAAAATGAATCGTCAAAGCCGACAGAATCGGGGCAGGTAGTAACCGAAGATAAACTTAGTTCTCTTCCTAAAGCAGTACAGATTGAAATAGATAAAGGCAGTCATGTTATCTTTCATCCAAATGAAGGACCACAGACTGAGTTCTTAGCTGCGGATGAAAAGGATGTATTGTATGGTGGAGCTGCAGGTGGCGGTAAAAGTTATGCGATGCTTATTGATCCGTTACGATACTGTCATAAAAAAGCACACAGAGCTTTAATACTTAGAAGGTCTATGCCAGAGTTACGAGAACTGATAGATAAGTCTCGTGAACTATATCCTCAAGCATTTCCCGGATGTAAGTTTAAAGAAGTAGAAAAGGTATGGAACTTTCCGAGTGGGGCTAAAGTAGAATTTGGTTTCTTAGAAAGAGATGCAGACGTATATAGATATCAAGGACAAGCATATAGTTGGATAGGCTTTGATGAGATAACTCACTTACCAACAGAATTTGGTTGGAACTATTTAGCCTCTAGACTTAGAACAACCGACCCTGAAATTAAAACTTATCTACGCTGTACAGCAAACCCCGGAGGGATAGGAGCTAATTGGGTAAAGAAAAGATATGTAGATTCAGGAACTCCAAATGAATCAAGAGTAGGAGAAGATGGATTAACACGTAAGTTTATTCCTGCTAGGTTAGTAGATAATCCTTACTTAGCAAATGATGGAGTCTATGAGCAGATGCTTATGTCTCTACCTCCTGTACAACGTAAACAATTACTAGAAGGTAATTGGGATGTTAATGAGGGAGCAGCCTTTGTAGAGTTTGATCCTGAAGTTCATATTGTTAGTCCTTTTCAGATTCCTATTACATGGGAACGTATAAAAGGCATTGACTATGGGTACGCTTCAGAGAGTGCTTGTGTTTGGGGAGCAGTAGATAGATCAGATGGTACGTTAATAATATATAGAGAATTATACAGAAAAGGCTTGACAGGTGAAGATTTAGGACGTATAATAACAGAAATGGAAATGCAAGACCCTTTTTCCGTTTCAGGTGTACTAGATACATCTGCTTGGTCACGAACAGGAACAACTGGACCAACTGTAGGGGAAACGCTCGTTAAGCAAGGACACAAACTTAGACGAGCAGATAAAAATAGAATACAAGGAAAGATTCAGATTCACGAATATTTAAAAGTACAGCCAAGTGGTAGACCAAAGCTACAGATATTTAATACATGTCCTAGCTTAATTAAAGAACTACAAAGCATACCATTAGATACTCGTAACCCTGAAGATGTAGACACTCATGCTGCAGATCATGCTTATGATGCTCTGCGGTATTTGATTATGAGTAGACCAAGGATAAATAATCCAATGGATAATCTACGTCAATATCATAGAGAGTCAGTCTATAAACCTGTTGATGAAACATTTGGATACTAAGTATGGAAGAAGATAATAAACCTTTACAACCTACAGGCTTACTAGATGCTGATGCAATCTATGTTGAAGAGGTAGAAGGAGAGCAAGGTTTAGAACTTTCTTTAGAAGAAGATCAAAAGTTAAACTTAGTAGGTCTTGTTAAGAGTCGTTTTCAAATGGCAGAAGATTCTCGAAAGCCACACGAAGAAAGATGGATAGCAGGATATCAAAACTTTAGAGGGCTATATGGAAAACGTGTTAAGTTTAGAGAATCAGAAAAGTCTAGAGTATTTGTTAAAGTAACAAAGACTAAAGTACTTGCAGCATTTGGACAACTTATAGATGTTATTTTTGGTACAGGTAAGTTTCCTATCGGAGTTTCAGAAACTAAAATGCCAGAAGGTGAAGTTTCTGTAGCACATTTAGATTCTCAAAATCCTTCGCCAAGTATTGAAACAACTCCTCCTGAATCAACTCCTCAAGAAGTTGAAAGCCCTTATGATGTAGGTTATGATGGAGATGGTAAGGTTTTAAAACCGGGTGCTACTTTTTCAGATGGTAAGTTTCAAGAAAGATTTTTAGAAGAGTTAGCAAAAGAAGAAGGTAATTATACAGTAGGAGCAAGTCCTTTACCTACAGATTTAGAAGTTAGTCCTGCACAAAAAGCTGCAAGACGAATGGAAAAATTAATTCATGATCAAATAGATGAATCTAATGGTTCTTCGGAACTTCGTAGTTCTATGTTTGAAGCAGCTATGTTAGGCACAGGAATTATTAAAGGACCATTTAATTTTAATAAGACATTAAATAAATGGGATGAAGACGAAGAAGGAAATAGAACTTACAACCCTTTACAAGTCAGAGTACCTAGAATTGAATTTGTTAGCTTATGGGATTTTTTTCCAGACCCATCAGCCACAACAATAGAAGAATGTGAATATATAATTCATAGACATAGACTAAACAGAAGTCAATTTAGAGCATTAAGTAAAATGCCTTACTTTGATAAAGATGCTATTAGAGAATGTTTACTTATGGGTGGTGATTACGAAAAGCGTAGTTACGAAGATCAAATAAGAGATGAAGAAAACGATGAGTATTCTTTACCACAACACGAAGTATTAGAATATTGGGGCTGTATGGATGCAGCTTATCTAAGAGACATAGGTGTAGACTTAGATGAAAATGTAGATGATCTTGATGAAGTACAAGTAAATGTATGGACAAGTGGTGGTAAAATACTAAGAGTAGTTTTAAATCCTTTCCAACCTTATAGAATACCTTATCATGCTTTTCCATATGAAAAGAATCCTTATAGTTTCTTTGGTGTTGGTGTAGCAGAAAATATGCATGACTCACAACAGATTATGAATGGTCATGCGAGAATGGCAATAGATAACTTAGCATTATCTGGCTCACTAGTTTTTGATATTGACGAGTCTGCTTTAGTAGGTGGACAAAGTTTTGAAGTGTATCCCGGAAAAATATTTAGAAGACAATCAGGTATGTCAGGACAAGCGATACACGGAGTAAAGTTTCCAAACACATCAACAGAAAATATGATGATGTTTGACAAGTTTAGACAGCTTGCTGATGAACAGACAGGTATACCAAGTTACTCACATGGTCAAACAGGAGTACAGAGTATGACTAGAACTGCATCAGGAATGTCTATGTTATTAGGTGCAGCAAGTCTTAATATTAAAACTGTTATTAAGAACTTAGATGATTTTTTACTTAAGCCTTTAGGTGAAGCATACTTCCAATGGAATATGCAATTCTTAGAAGATAAGTTAGGAATCGTAGGAGATTTAGAAGTTAATGCAACTGGAACAAATAGTTTAATGCAGAAAGAAGTAAGGTCACAAAGACTAACCACATTCTTACAAACTGCACAGAATCCTGCTATTGCTCCGTTTGTTAAGATGTCTAAATTAATTAGTGAACTTGCCTACAGTCTTGATCTTGATCCTGATGAAATACTCAACGATCCTGAAGAGGCTGCAATGATGGCACAAATAATAGGAATGCAAAATAATGTTGGACAAGAATCAGGCGCGGAAGCTAGCCCCAATGGTCAAGAACAAGAAGGAATGGGCGGTCTTACTGGAGTACCTCAACCACCTCAAGACCTTGGAGTTACAGGTACTGGCGGTGGCAACATCGGAACTGGAAATATACCGCAGTCAGGGGAAGCTGAATTCTCTGGTACACCTAGAGCAGTTGGAGAGTAGAGTAGACGAAGCTCTAAATAGAAAGGAAAATATATAATGGCAATGACGCAAGAAGAAAAAAGACAAGCTAATCAAGATAAACTTATGCTATCTATTATTGCTCAAGTAGATAGAGAAGAAAGTGATTATCCACAAAAAGAACTTGATAAATTTAAAACAGAATTAAAAAGAAATGCAAGTAGTCTTTATACAGGAGCGGAAATAGAAACTGAATTAAAAAAAGAACGTGATAGAAGATTTGAAGAAAGACGTGCAGAAGTATTAGCTAAAAGACCTGAACAAGAAGCAGCTAATCCATTAGGGGCTAGGACAGGCAGGGCTACAATGTTAGTTGGAGGACAGGCTAAACTTGACAAGAATAATAGTGGCTCAATAGATGCTAACGATTTTAAAATGTTAAGATCAGCTAAAGCAGAAGGTGGAGAAATGAATCAACAAATGGATATGTTGATGGGAATGGAACAAGAACAAACAATGCTTCCTGATGAGGAGATGGAAGAAGACTATGTAGACTATGTTGTTGAAGAAACATTGTCTAATGAAGATAGAAATTATTTAATAGATGCTCTCGAAAAAGATGATAGATTAAGCGTAATCTTTGATCAAGTTGTCGAGACAGCACACGAATTTTCAGGTTCAGGAACTATAGAAGGTCCGGGAACTGGAAAATCCGATTCGATACCTGCAAGGTTATCGGATGGAGAATTTGTTATAACTGCAAAAGCAACTGAAGAAATCGGATCAGACAATTTAATGTCTATGATGAAAGATGCAGAAGCTGCTGCAGATGAAAGACAAATGGCTTATGATGGTGGTATGATAAGAGAAGAGAAAGAAGTAATGGCTGCTCCTAAAGAGCCAATACAACAAAACATTAATGTAACTAAAAGCACAGTTGATAACGGAGCAGTAATGCCGAGAGCTCAACAAAGCCCTATAAAGGCTGCGATAAAAGAAGACATGATGCTTGACCCTTATCAAAGACACGTCAGAAGCTAACAACTGATAGGCTACTTACGTCAGTAACCCCTATCAAATTTATAACCTTTAGCTACCTTGTAAGACAAGCCCCTAATAAAAAAGACGTTTTTAGAATAGGCTACCTTGGAAATAGCACAAGCCCTTAAGGAGAAAAGAAATGGCAGAAGTTGAACAAATACAGGAAGAAACTGTAGAACCAACTCCCAATCCGTATAACCAGAAAAAAACATGGCACACAGATAATGTAATGCCTAAACATGGAGATACGGCAGAAGGATTGTTTTTTGAACGTTCACAAGCTGAGTCTGTAGAAACAGAAGTAGAAGCGGAAGCTGATACTAAAACAGAAGATCAAGCTTACAAACGTCCAGATTACAAAAAAAGATATGATGACTTGAAAAAGCATTATGATACTAGGCTCTCTGAATTTAAAAACAGAGAACAAGAATTGCTCCAAGAAGCTGTAGCAAATAGACCGGAGTATACTGCTCCTAAGTCTGCTGAAGAACTAGAACAATTTAAAGCTGAGTATCCTGATGTTTATGAAGTAGTAGAAACTGTAGCACACCTACAAGGTGAAAGTAAAGTAGCTGCTCTTCAAGAAAGGTTAGACCTTATGCAAAGTCGTGAAACAGAAATACTTAAACGTGAAGCTGAAAAAGATTTAGTGACTAAACATCCTGACTTTGAAGAGTTACGAAATAGTGATCAATTTCATGATTGGGCAGAAGCTCAACCTGATCAGATAAAAGATTGGATTTATAATAATCCTAATAATGCATCTCTAGCAAGTAAAGCCATCGATCTATTTAAATTGGAAAATGGAATCGCATCTGTACAACCAAACCGAGATAAATCTAGGCAAACCTCTGCTGCTGATATGGTGTCTACTAAGACAACAACAGTAGATGAGAAACAGCCGAAGATTTGGACACAACAAGAAATTGCTGCCCTCTCAATGGACGAATACGATAGACTTGAAAAAGAAATCGACAAAGCCCAAGAAGAAGGCAGAATTAGATAATAACCAAATATATAATATTCAAGGAGAATAATTATGGCATATAATCAATCTGACGCTCTATTTGAGCAATCGACTGATACTAATGGTAACTTTGGTAATTCTGTAAGTGGACAAACTAACTCCTTCTTTTTACCTGAAGTCTATTCTAAAAAGGTTTTAAACTTTTTCAGAAAAGCTTCGGTAGCAGAAGCAATCACTAATACTGATTACTCAGGAGAAATATCTGCTTATGGAGATACTGTAAGAATCATTAAAGAACCTGAAATTACTGTTTATCAGTATGAAAGGGGAGCAAACGTAACTAAAACAGCTTTGACAGACCAAGAACTGTCTCTAGTTGTTGATATAGCTAACGCTTTTAAATTCATCGTTGATGATATTGAAACTTCAATGTCTCACGTGAACTTCAAAGAAGTAGCTAGTTCATCTGCTGCATACGCATTAAAAGATGCGTTTGACGAAGGTGTAATCGCAGAAATGTTTGCAGGAATATCTACTTCATCACCTGATCACTTGATCGGTTCTGACAGCGCGACTGCTGATGCAACACTTGCACACGCAACGAACTCTGTTGACCTATTAGGTTCTGATGGAACTGGTGTAGATGCTTTAGACCTAATGGCTAGATTAGCCAGAAAACTAGATGATCAGAACATCCCTGAAGAAGGAAGATGGTTCTTAGCACCACCTTCGTTCTACGAAGAGTTGTCACAATCTGGTTCTAAAATGTTATCCGTTGACTTCAATGCAGGTCAAGGATCATTGAGAAATGGTTTAGTATCAAGTGGTAAATTACGTGGATTTGATATGTACAAGTCTAACAATGTCGCAGCAACATCTAATGCTACTGGCAAAGTTATGGCAGGTCACAT